CTGACCGACGTCGGCGACCTCGAGCCCGTCGCGCCGGACGGCGAGATCAAGCACGGCGGGGCGACCGAGGAGAAGGCGACCAACCAGCTCGGCACCTTCGGGAAGATCTTCACGCTTACGCGCCAGATGATCTACAACGACGACCTCGGCGCGTTCCTGAAGGTCCCCGAGGGCATGGGCGCCCGCGCGGCGCGGAAGATCGACCAGCTCTTCTTCACGCGCCTCCTGGCCAACCCCGGCAACCTCTTCTCCACCGCCCACAAGAACTACCGCGACGGCGCGGACACCGTCCTGTCCGGCGACTCCCTGGCCGTGGCGGTGCAGATGTTCCTGGACCAGACCGACGCCGACGGCCAGCCCATCAACGTCAGCCCGAAGTTCCTGCTGGTGCCGACGGCGCTGAAGATGACGGCGAAGGAACTCCTGAAGTCCACGCTCTTCATCGCGGTCGGGGCGGCGAACAAGCAGCGCATCCCCACCTACAACGCCCTCGCGGACGAAGAACTCGATGTTGTCACCAGCCCCTACCTCTCGAACACGAACTACCGCGGGGCATCGTCGAAGGCCTGGTATCTCTTCGCCGACCCCGCCCTGGTCGACACGTGCGAGATCGGTTACCTCCGCGGCCGCCGCACGCCCACGGTCGAGCGCGGCGACACCGACTTCGACACCCTGGGGATTAAGTTCCGGGTGTACTTCGACCTCGGCGTCAGGGAGCAGGACTTCCGGGGCATGTGTAAGTTCAAGGGCGAGCAGTAATCCCCCCACTCTGAGGAGACCCGAACCATGACCGTGAGATTCATTCAGGCCGGACACTCTGTCGATTACACCCCCGTGGCCGACGTGGCCGCGGGGGACGTCGTCGTCCAGGGTGACATCGTCGGCGTTGCCAAGACCCCCATCGCTGCGGGGGTACTCGGCGCGCTGGCGGTCACGGGCGTCTTCGACTTCCCGAAGGAGACCGGCGAGGGGAAGACCTTCGCTGCCGGCGTCAAGGTCTACTGGGACGCCGACAACAAGCTCGCCGTCGCCTCCGCCGGCGAGGGCGGCGTCAACAAGTACGTCGGGAAGTCCGTCCGCGCCGCCGGCGCCAGCGACGACATCGTTCGCGTTCTGATCGACCACGCCGTCGTCGGCGCGACGGGCGCGACCGGGGCCGCCGGTCCCCAGGGCGCGGTTGGCCCGGCAGGTCCCGCCGGTCCGCAGGGCGACCCCGGCGAGCAGGGCGAGGCGGGAGAGACAGGTCCTGCCGGCCCGCAAGGCCCCGCAGGCGAGGACGCCGAAATCACAGCAGGCGTGGCCGTCGCCGACCTCGATGACGACACCAACGGCGTGGTCGACCCGCAGGGCGACATCATCGACGCCGCCGGCGCGGACTACACCACGGCGGAACTGCGCGCCAACTTCGCGACCCTGGCCGCCAACCACAACGCCCTCCTGGCGTCGCTGCGCGGCGCGGGATTGCTGGCGGAGTAGCGCATGCAGGACCTGCTCGATACAGCCGCCGCCTGGCTCGCCGTAATGAACCGGAAGCACCGTGCCCGGATGGTCACCTACGTCCGGGCCGGTCTTTTGGTCCAGGCCGTCGCCACGCTGGGCAAGTCGGACTTCGACGTGCCCGGCGACTATGGGCTGCCGGAGCGGATCGAGGCGCGCGACTACTTCCTGTCCGTGTCCGATCTCCAGGCGTTCGGGGAGCCGCAACCGGGCGACCGCATCCACGACACGTTGAACAGCCGCACGGAGATCTTCGAGGTGATGGCCCCGGCTAACCGTCCGCACTTCGTCTACGACGACTATCGCCGGACCTACCGCATCCACACCAAGCACGTGGGAACCAGCACATGAGCGCCGAAACAGAACAGTACAGGACCGTCTGCAAAGCCGAGTTCCAGGCCGTGCATAGCAAGCTTGATAAGCTCGATGAAGCCATTCGCGGGAATGGCCGTCCCGGCATTCAGACCCGTCTGGACCGGCTGGAGCGCTTCTCGCACTTCGTGTGGTTCATCGTCGGCGCTGCCGTCTCGGCGGGGATCGCCGTCGCCGTTCAGCGGATCGGAGGTTAGGGATGCACACCGTCGTCCAGGTCGCGCAGGCCGTCACCGACGCGTTGAACGCCCACAGGACGTTTTCGATGGCTTTCACGGCGCAGCGTGTCGCGCTGCCGGCCTTCACGCTGGAGGAGATGGACGTCCTGCACGTCACCGTCGTCCCGCGCGACCTCTCGCGGCGGCTCTTCGACCGCGCCAGGGACGAGCAGCAGGTCGGCGTCGACGTGGCCGTCCAGAAGCGCGTGGCATCCACGGCACCCGCCGACGTCGATCCGCTCCTTTCTCTCGTCCAGGAGATCGCCGACTTCCTGAATCGGAGAGACGTCGGCGGCGCGCATTGGCGCAGGACCGAGAACAAGCCTGTCTATGCGCCGGAGCACCTGCGGGAGAAACGGCAGTTCACGAGCGTGCTCACGATCACGTATGAGGTGATCCGATGATTTCCGCGACGATCAAGGGCGAACTCCTTAACCCCGAATGGGTGATTTCCGCCGCGCGAAATGCGCGAAAGCCCGCCCTGGCACGCGCCGGCGCCTACATGCGCGGCATCGCCAGGCGCATGGTCCAGTTTCGCCGTAACAAGTCGCTCTACGCGCCCGCGGGCGGACCGCCGTACACGCACACGATGGCCCTCAAGGACGCCATCGTCTTCGCCGTCGGCGAGAACTCCGTGCTGATCGGGCCCACCAGCACGGGGATCGGCAGGATCGGACACACGCACGAATTCGGCGGCGACGAGCCCGCCGTAGCCGCGCGCGAGATCACCGCGAACTGGCGCTTCGTCATCGGCGGGCACGGGCCCATTGATATCCGCTACGGCGAAGTCATTTACACCCGCTACCGCACGGAAGCGCAGGTTCAACGCGGACTGGAACTCATCTTCACCCAGCCGCGCCTCAACGCCCCGCAGTCGCTCTGGAGCATGCCCGACAACACGCCCCAGGGGCTTTCCCTGTGGCGAATCACGACCGCAAAGAAGAACAGACACTACCCACCTCGCCCCTTCATGGGGCCAGCGCTGCTGGTCGCACAGGAAAAGCTGCCCAGCCTCTGGGCCAACTCGATAGTCCGTTCCGCATAGGAGACCAAGGACATGAGCGCAAAACTCGGGAAGGACGCGAAGCTCTTCTACAAGACAGGCGGCGTGGCCGCCGAGGGCGATTGGACGGAGCTGACGTGCCTGAAAGACGTCACCCTCAACGTCGAGAAGAGCGAGGCGGACGTCACCACGCGCGCCAACAACGGCTGGAAGGCCGTGCTGGGCGCATTGAAGGAAGGCTCCGTCGAACTCGAAATCGTCTGGGACCCCGAGGACGCGGGATTCACGGCGGTCCAGGAATCCTTCTTCCAGGACAAGGCGTTGGGCCTCGCGATTCTGGACGGTCCGATGGAGAGCGGGACGGGACTGAAGGCCGACTTCGCCGTCACGAAATTCAGCCGGAAGGAGCCGTTGGGTGAGGCGATGACCGCAGGTGTCACGGCCAAGCCGACCTACTCCGCCACGCCGCCGGTGTGGATGGAGGAGGGGAAGGATTCCGGCGAAGAGGAAGAAGGCGGCGAGCCGCCGCAGGGTTGATCGGAGGAAGGAAATGCGCACATTCACGGACGGCAAAGGCAGGGAGTGGACGCTCGACCTCAACGTCTCGGCGCTGCGGCGGGTCCGGGACCTCTGTGGCGTCGACCTAGCCGAGGTGGTCGAGAAGGACAAGGACCTCCTCTTCCGGCTCTATGCCAGGCCGGAAACCATCGGCGCGGTCCTCTGGGGGATAGTCCAGCCCCAGGCCGCAGGCAAGGGAATCGACCGCGCCGATTTCGACGACTCCCTGTCCGGCGCGGCGCTGCATGCGGGGAAGACGGCGCTGTTGGACGAGATCACCGCTTTTTTCACGTCATTCCTCCCCGGCGAGGGCGCGCTGATCAGCCGGTGGAGGACGCTGATGGACGGGATGGCGGAAACGCTGATCCGGCAGGCCGGCGAACGGATGGAGGCGCTGGCAACACCGGAGAGGCGCGCAACGGCGCTGCCGGCGCAACCGCTGCCGGGGTCTGGGAGTGCATCTGGCGATGCGCCGGGATATGCGGACTCGACCCAGGCCCCCTGACACTGGCCACGCTGGTGCGGATGGCTCGGGCGCGGCAGGAAACGGAGTGGGACCGCGCGGCGGCCCTGATGGCCTTGACCGCGAACTGTCATCGCGACCCCCGGAAGCACCGGCCGTTCATGGCGGAGGATTTCCATCCCCTCCGCCGACGCGCCGCCGAAACAACGCCGGGCACGCGCATCACCGCCGCCAATATCGGACTGCTGAAGATCTTCTGTGGGAAAGGGAAACGACCATGACCACGCGCTACCCGCTGCCGCTGATCGTCGGCGGTCTGCTCTGTGCGGTTCTCGCTGGATGCGCTTCGTCTTCCCCCCGACAGTCCGCGCCCGTGACGGTCGCCCCCGACGCCGACCAGACCGCAGTGATCAAGCGGCTGGAGGCCTCCGTCGCCAACGTCCAACAGCAGACGCAGCAACTCACGACGACGATCAACTCCCTGGTGCAGGAGAATGGGAGTCTTCGCGCCAGCGTGCGGGAGGTGCAGGGGAACCTCAGCCAAGTCACGCAGTCCTTCGCCCTCGATCCCCAGCGCCGCCAACAGGAACAGGGAAACCTCATCGTCTACGTCCTGGTCCTGGTGATCGTCTTCACGATCGGCGTCTTTGTGCCGGCGCCTGCGGAGTTGTGGATGAAGCTCGTCCTGGCCTTCTTCGGGATCGGCGTCCCCGTCGCCGCGTTGATCACTATGGGCCTGCGCATGTACCGGGCAGGAGGTTGAGACGACGTGGCAGGGACCAGCGACATCCGGGCGGGCGGGGCCTACGTCGAGTTGTATGCCGAGGACTCCCGGCTTCAGCACGACCTCGGGCGCATCGCGACCCATCTCACCGGCCTCGTGGGCGTCACGCGGATGGCCTTCGGTGCTACGGCCGCCTACATGGCCTCCGTCAACCTGGAGTCGGCGCGGATGACCGGCACGATCACCGAGGCGTACCAGGCCGAGTTGAAGATGAATGATGCCATCGGCGACATGATCGGCGAAATTCCCCTCATCGGCCGCGCGATCCGGCACGCCTTCGACGCCTTTGGGGACCGCGAAGCCATCGAGAAGGCTATCAAGAACATCGCGGAGATCGAAACCGCGATCAAGACGATGGAGACGAAAGCCCGCCAATGGGCGCTGGAGACGGCCATCGCCCGCGCGCAACTGACCGGCGACAAGGGCGAGGAGGAACGGCTTCGAGCCGGTGGGGAGCAGGAGAAGCGCTCCGGCGACATCCAGGACGCCCGGCGCCGGTTCGCGATGATCCAGCAGGAACGCGCCAGAGCCGAAGTGGAACTCGCGAAGGCGAGTGCGATGCAGGCGGCGATGACGAAGGAAGCGCAGGGATTCGACCCCTTCAGCCTCTTTGCGATGGCGGGTCTCAACTACAGGAACAAGGCCGCCTTCCAGATGAAGGTGGTTGCCGACCTGACGGAGAAGGAACGCACGGCGATGGCGGACCTCAAGGCCATGATTTCCGCCTCAGAGAATGCCACGGCGGCGGCCAATGCCAAGGTCGACGCGACACGGGAGGAGGAGAAGAAGAGGCGGACCGATGACGCGTGGAAGCAACTGGAGACCTCCGCGCGCGAGATCGATCAGGTGCGCTCCTACACGGCCCCGGACGATTTCGAGCGCCGGCGGATGGCGGAGCTGACGCACCACACCGACATGCTGTTGCTGGCGCAGAAGTACAACCTCGACCGCGAAGCACTCGCGAAGGCCCACGCCGCGAATATGAAGAAGATCGGGGACGACGAAAAGGCCGCTAGGGAAAAGCAGCAGCGCGATATTCAGAACGCCGGCATCGAGCAGGAGCAGGCGTTGACGGAGCCCGGCGTCGGGTATGCGAGGCGCGCTGAAGCCAAGAAGATGGAGCAACTGATCCAGAAGGACCCGGAGCAGGCCAAGAAGGTGCTGCGGGACCAGATTGATCAGGCCCGGGCCACGGCGATGGCCCTTGCGGAGGAGGCGCGGAAGAAACTGCGCGATGCCCTTGCCGACAACGTCTACACCGACACCGAGCGCGCCGATGTCTCTGTTGCCACGCGCAACGCCGTCACGGCCACGGACGACTGGCTCCGCAAGCAGGAGGAACTCGACACCCTCGTCAACAAGCCGGGATCGCTGCTGGAAGGGGCGGATGTGACGCAGACCTTCAGCGCCGTCGCCGCCTTCGGAATGGGACTGGGAACGAACGCCCAGGAGCGCACCGCAAGCGCATCGGAAGAGACCGCCAAGAATACCAAACGCGTGGCCGACGCCGCTGAGAAGGGCCTCGCTTTCACACCGTAGGGAGTCCATCGTGTCAGCAAAGGTCGTCCAGCTTTTCGGGAACTACCGCGAGGTCATCGGCCGCTCCGGTGAAGCGCCGTACCTGGTGGTCGACGCGTTGACCGAGCAGGACGTGCGCGATGCGGCCGCTGCCGCGATCGGCACGGACATTCCCGACAACCTGGCCGGCGTCCCCCTGGACGAGATCGAGATCTCCGAACAGATCCGCACCGGGATGTGGCGCATCGCGGCGCGGTACAAGCTGGCGTCGTGGCAGGACCCGCCGGACGGGCAGTTCAGTTTCGACACCTCAGGCGGTACGCAGCACATCACGCAGAGCCGTTCCACGGTCCGCCGGTACGGCCCAGCGGCGACGGGCAAGTGGCCGGGCGCGATTGGGTTCGATGGGAAACGGGTCAACGGCACGGATATCACGGTCCCCGTCTTTAACTTCACGGTCATGCGCTACCGGTACGACCGGGAGGTGACGCAGGCGTACAAGCTCGCGCTGTTCCATGCGACGGGGAAGTTCAACAACGCGCCGTTCCTGGGCTTTGCGGACGGCGAAGTGCTTTTCCTGGGCGCGGCGGGATCCCGGCCCGGAGACGATCCCGACGACCAGTGGCAACTGACCTTCAAGTTCGCGGCGCAGGAAAACCGGACCGACATCATGATCGGTGATATCGGACCGATTACGAAGCTCGGATGGGACCTACTTTGGGTCCATTACGACCGCCCAGAAGTCGAAACCGTGTCCGGCAAGGGCATCCTCATCCCAAAGCCGGACGCCGTCTACGTGGAACGGGTGTACCTGCCCACCGACTTCTCGGTCCTGAAGGTGGAGGAGAGCTGATGCCCCTCGTCAAAGTCAGCCCCGGCCAGCCCTTTCGGCCCAGCGCGGGCGCGTGGAACGCCTTCATCGACGCCGCTGACTACATCAGCCGCCGGCAGGCGCTCGGCTCCGGTGCAGAGTCCGTCGATGAACCCGACCGGCTCGTGGTCAGGGCGGGCTGGCAGGAGGCGAATCCCACGCCCGTCTTTGGACTCGTTCGCGTGATGGCCTGCTACCCCAGCCCCGGCCTCTCGCCGATCCTCAAATGCCGGCTGCCCGGCCACTTCGTCGGCGGCTGCATCGGCATCCTGGCCGAGCACGCGACCAAAGACGCCGCGCCGTGGGTCCAGATCGCCGGCGATTCACCCATCCTCTATGACGGTTCCGCTGGCCCCCTCGCGGAAGGGCATCGCTTGCACAGTGGCACCGGCTATCTGGCCGTGCCGGACTCCCTGGGGGCGCTGCAGGTCATTGCTGACCTTGGCGCGGCTTCCGAACTCATCCCCTCCGGCACGTGGCCCGCGGGCGCACGGCTGGCGCAGGTGCGGATCGGAGAGGACAAGGCCGCGCCGAAGATCGTGGCGCGGAAGAACGGCCAGGTCCTCGGCGCGTTCCGAACGGTCATTTATATCGAGCGCCGGTCCGCCCTGAACCCGTCTCCCGGCCTCGCCAGCGTGAGCTAGAAGGCCATGATATGGCACAGACCCGCTACAACTTCGCCGAGCACGAGCCGCAACTCGACTCCCATTGGACCGGTCAGACGGACTGGGAGCCGGCCAGCGAGCGCAGCCTCGTCTCGTGGTCGCAGTTGGAGCGACTGTCCCTCTGGAGTGCGTCGTTGGCCGCATCAGCGGTCACAACAGTCGAACTCTACCACTTCAGTCTCATCTGGGGCGGCTTCGGATGGTGCGGCGGATTGGTCGCTTGTAGCGATCATGCTGCTTCCAGCTACTACCGACTGGTCACGCGCGATCGGCAGGGCAGCTCATCCATCCGCCTGTGCCTGGAGAAGGTCAGCGGCGGCAATTGCTCGACGCTGTGGCAGCAGGAGCCGCTGGACTACATGTCACAGATACTGCGCTTCCGGCGCAGCGGCACGACGCTGCACATCGAATATACCGTCCGCACGGGACAGTGGAGCGTGGCCCAACGGAAGGTTGCGGTCACGGACACGGACCCCCTCACGGGCCGGTACAGCGGTGTCTTCGCACATGTATACCCAACGCACCCGCCGGGGATGCTCTACAACTGCAGCGGAGGGTGCATCTACTGGTTTGGGACGGCGCAGAGAGGAGTGCGGCCCGTGCATCGCGTGATCGACGGCAACACAGGGTTGCGCTTCGCGGCCACGACGCATGAGCCGACTTCCGATGCCGTGCCGGTCGAAGAGAACGACTACAACGCGCTGCTGGTCGGCGACGACGAGCCGGTGACCGTGGTGGACGACGACGTGATCGTCATCGGGGTGGAGCACATCGTAGAGACCCCGTGGTGGAAGCGGCTGTACTTCGGCAACCCGTGGCAACGCAACGCCGCGTCGCTGTGGTCGACGCTGGCACAGTCCTCTTGACCGGGAGCGCTTGCGCGCCCCTCTTGGAGACATCTCATGCGCACATTGAAATCGGGACAGACGCTTACCCTCAAACTCGCCGCCGGCGTGGCGGTCAGGGATTGCGACTGGGAGGCGTCGTGGATCAATACGGAGACCGACCTACCGGATCAATCCAAAGGAGCGACGAACGGGACGACTGATGTTACGGCGGTCAGCGCGCCGGCGCAGGGCGTTCACCTTCTGGCGCACCTGGACGTCGTCAACAAGGATTCGTCTTCTGCGACCGTCATCGTGGAGATCACCGGCGGCACGTCTCGCGAAATCGTGCGTCGCACACTCGCCGCCGGCGAGAGCGCTGATGTGCTCAACCCCGCCGCCAAAGGCGACACGGGTGCGCCCGGCGCGCTGGGCCCGCAGGGCCCCCAGGGGGAACCTGGACCCGCAGGTCCGCAGGGCGAACAGGGTGAACCCGGCGAGCCTGGCCCGCAGGGCGCGTCGGCGTACACCTGGCGCGGCGCGTGGCAACAAGGCGAGTATGCGCAAAACGATGTCGTCTCGCATGGCGGATCGTCCTACGTCGCGCTGGCGACGACCTCGACCGAACCGCCGTCGGCGGATTGGGCGTTGATCGCGGCTCAGGGCGAGAAGGGAGACAAGGGCGATCCCGGCGACGCGGGTCCGGCAGGCCCGCAGGGTGAGCAGGGTCCGCAAGGCACCCCAGGCGAGCAGGGCCCGGCGGGTGCTCAGGGGGCGCAGGGGGCGCAAGGCCCCCAGGGCGCACAAGGCGAACCGGGACCTGCGGGTGAGCAGGGCCCGCAGGGCGCGCCCGGCGAACCCGGTCAGGGCGCGCAGCGATGGACACCCGTCGCCGGCGTGGACGGGACGCCCATCACCAACCACGGTCTCTACTGCGCCGTCGATCCGACGCAGTCGCTGCGTCCGGGCCAGGCGCTGGAATTGACGGACTCCGTCAAGGGCGTCCTGCGCTTCATGGTCGCGAAGGTCAGATCGGGCGTCGGGACGCCGCACAACGGGACGGCGCAGGGCGGCGGCGCGGGGTACATGATCCTGGCCTCCGATGCCAGCGCCCAGGACGACGCCTACAACGACCTCCTGTGCGAAATCGTCTCCGGCGCCGGCGCCGGTCAGATCCGCCCCGTCCTCGACTACATCGGCGGCACGCGGCAGGCGTACTGCAACTGGTCGACGATGCCGGACGAGACGTCCCAGTACGTCATGTACAACGTGGCACTGGCCGGCCCGGCGCTGTCCGGCGGCCCCAACAGCGTCAGCGATGTCTTTTCCGGCGGTGACGACACCATGCTCTGCATCCCCGTCTGCGTGCCCGGAAAGTACGCGGAGGCCCAGAACGAAGAGGTCATCTTCACGATGACCGGCGCGCGGGTCGTCTGGCCGCACAACCGGACCGGCTACCTCGTGCATTTCGTCCTGCGCAGCGAGGTGGACATCGTCGCGCCATTCGTGAACGTCATGATCAACTGGGGCAGCGACGGGCAGCACCACAAGCTCTCGACCGCGAACAACGGGCAGGGCGTCCAGCTCTCCGGCTCCCCGGAGTGGTGCCCGAACCCCTTGGGGACCGTCAACGAAGCGGAGTACATCCTCTCCCGCGCCGAACCCGCGACAGCCGATCTGGAGTCCCCCGGCTTGGAGGAGATCAAGTTGACGGTCCAGTCCGAGGGTCAGAACGCTGAGCACCTCAACGCCCTGTTCTACATCGTGGTGGACTGATCCATGCGCCAACTGATCCTTCAGCCTTTCCCGCCATCAGCATTGCCGGAGCCGTTGCCCCCGACCGTGGGTGTGATGTTTGCGGGACGCGTCACGGTGCCCGTCTTCTGGCAGCCCGTATTCGGAGAAGGGCTTTCCGGCGTCTCCGTGGCCGTCACCCAGGACCCTGATATCGAGAACGCCCCAACGTGGGAAGGCGAGGCGGGGATCACCTACCCCATCGGCGCGATCCGGAAGTACTACAGCACGACGTACTACTGCGAAGCGCAGTACACGACACAGGAGAACCCCGCCGCCCCCAATGCGGACCCCTTCCATTGGCGGTACATGGACGTCGGTTTTGACTCCTCCCCGGCGATCACCGGCGGCGACGGGCATTGGGCTATCGAGGGCGGGTACGACTCGCGCGGCACCTTTGTGCCGTCGAAGGACTTCTTCATTTTCATGCCGGCATCACGGCACGTCGGAACAGGCGGCGCGATGGGGATCGATTTCGTCGCAATCTCTGGAGGGATACCCCCGACCGGGGTCGAAACGTCCTATCGGCCCGGTGACGATGGTGACATCAGAGCGGGAGGCGGGGCCATGCCGGCGACCGGCGTCACGACCTCCTATCGCAACGGCGATGACGGCGACATTCAGGCGGGAGTGAAAGGATAAGCGATGGCACGACACACCACCAGCGGCAACAAGGTCACGGACCAGGCGACCGGCCTGACATACTTTAAGGACATGGCCAAGGTCATTCCCGGCTTCACAGGTGTCGTGGGCGTCGACCACGGGGAATGGAACCCCAACCTCGGCGCGATTGCGCTGCGCGACATCGCCTACGTCGCCCCGACACAGGCGTTCGCTATCGGGACGCAGATGGCGCAGAACAAGCCCTATGCGAATTCCATC